GTATTGCTCACCGTCAACACCGGCAAAGCTGGACGACACCAGGGTCGCCTTGACAGGCCCGAGCCCGTCGATGCTGGCCACGATGAACCCCGATGAAGGGTCCTCCAAGACCAGTTTGAACAGGTCGCCCTGACTGTTCTGGACTTCGACCCTTTCGAGCATTACGTCAGAGCTCCCTTCGTGGTAGACAGCTGGTTCTTCGTCTGACGGTAGATTTCCGCCGAAGACAGTGCCTTGGGCGAGTAGTTGTTCTGGACGTACGACACGGACTTACCCGCGGACACTTCAGCCTCAGCGCTGGCAGCCGCCTGGTTACTTGCGTATCCGGCAGCGACATACCTAGCCTTGGCGTAAGCAGAGTCGACCGAGAGCGACCTTCCGCCGAATATCCCTCCGATGACGCTGGCGTCCTTCTTGACGCTGGACAGGTCCAGGACCGGAGTGATGACGGGCTGAGTGTCCACATCCTGGGCGATGAGGTCGGAAAATCCCGAGAGAGACTTACGCAGGGAATCGACTGCGGCGGTGCCCGTACGCTCGGCAGACCGTTCGACGATACCGGACATTTCGTCCAGCCCCTTGACAAGACCTTCCGCGGAAAATATGCCAATCTCCTTGAACACCCGAGACGGAGACTTGATACCCAGCTTCTTCTTGATGGCCCGGACCATCGACGCAGCGATGTTGTCCATGACCTTTTCGAGCATCTTCTGCTGTGCCTTGAGCCCGTCGAGGAAACCCTTAGCCGAGTTGACGCCAGCCTGGTAGAGGGCATCGGAGCCCGTCTTGCCGAGGTGGGCGCCTACAGCGTCGAGATCCTTGCCGAGCTTGTTTACCTCGTTGACACCAGCGATTCCCTTGTCGAGAAGTTCGTTGATGAACGGCAAAGCACTTGGACCCTGCTCGAGCAGATCCTTGTAGAGCTCGTCGTTGAGACCGAATGCTCGTAGCCTCTGAAGCGCATTCGAGAACAGCTTGGTGTCCTCGATCTGCTTCTTGAGGTCCTCCACGTAGCTCGTGAGAGTCGTTTCGCCGGTAGGGCTGGCGACATCCGAGTACTTGTCGGTGATCTGCTTGCGGTAGTCGTCCCTCGTCTTGATGGCGGCCTGATATGCCTCGTCCGCCTTCTTGATCTTCTCGGTGAGAGCGTCGTACTTGTCGGAGAGCTTGCCAATGGCCGACTTCTCATCGTTCAGCTTCTTGGTCAGCTCAGAATATGCGGCCGAAGCCTTCTTTCGCTCCGAAGCGGACGCCTTCGCGTTCTTCGAGAGATCCGAAAGCATCTTCTTCAGGTCATCGAATGCCTTGTAGACCTGGGCCTTGTTTCCGTCCAGTCCCTTCCTGAAACCGTCGTTGACGAAGTTACCGATCTTCTCGAATTCCTTCGACGGTGAGTTGATACCGAGGAAGTCCTTCGCGCTATCGAGGGCACCCTTCGCGACGTTCATAGCCGCATTCTTGATTTCGCCGAGACCGGCGCTGATGCCCTTTACCATGCCCTTGATAATGGCTACTGCCATTTTGCCACCTTCGCGGCCAAGGGTTTCAGCGTTCGAGTCGATGGCCTTCCTGACACCCTGAATGAACTTGATGATCAGGTTGAAGCCGGACTGAATGATCTTCGGAAGATTCCGAGCGATGCCGTTGATGAAGTTCACGGCGACGCGGGTTGCTTCGTCGATGACCTTGCCGATGTTGTTGGCGATACCACGAAGAATACCGGTCAAGAGCTTGAGACCGGCGTCCACCATCTTGGGTACGTACTGAGCCAGCTTCTGGAGAAGCATCGTCAGCATTCGGAGCAGTGCGTCCACGATCTTGGGCGTCAGCCTTACGATCGCGGATATGAGCGATTCCAGGACCACGACGATGGCCTTGGTGATCGACGGCCCGGCCGTTGCGATGACTTCCGCAAACGCGATGAGACCCAGACCGATCTGCTTCATGACCTCCGGAATAAGACCGATCAGACCGGCCACAATCCCGATGATCATTGCAGTCGCAGCACCACCAGCGGCAGCGAGTGCTGTCAGTGCTGTGGCGAACAGAAGCACGCCCGCACCGGCCGCCAGCATTCCCACACCCAGGAGGGCTACACCGACACCGAGGCCGATGATGAATGGAACCACTGGCGCCAAGAGAAGTCCCGCTACACCAATAACCGCCAAAGCACCGGCGAGCATGAGCAGGCCCTTGCCTATCTCCTCCCATGTCATCGTGCTGAAAGCCACGAGAACGGGGTGGAGAACCCAAAGCGCTGCCGAAACGATCAGCAGTGCTGCCGCCCCGGGAAGTGCTCCGGTCATCAAGAACAGAGCACCGGCAATAAGGCCCAACGTACCGGCAAGCATGACCATTGCCTTGCCGATTTCTTCCCACGAGAATTCAGCCATTCTCGCGAGCACAGTGGTGACCTGCTCGAGAGCGATAGCTGTGAGAAGAATACCCGCTGCCGCAAGAGGAGCGGTAGGCGGAATAACGAAGAGAGCCGCGGCGATGATCGCCAGGGCACCAAGCATCACTGTGAGACTCGAACCAATCTCGGCCCAACTCATCTTGGCCAGCTTTGCCAATGCATCCGCGACCATACCCAAGGATATAGCAACACCGAGGACCCCCATGGCCGCGAGTGGCGCCGTGGGCGGAATAAGCATCAGTGCACCGGTGATGATGCCGAGAGCGCCCGCCAGGGTAACCAGACCCTTGGCGATCTCGTTCCACGACATCTTCGACATGTCCTTGACCGCACTGGCGAGGATCTTGATCCCTGCCGCCAGCAATATGATTCCTGCTCCCTGAGCCAGTCCGCCCTTGTTGGCCTTGGCGAACATGGTGAAGAGCGTCAGTGCTCCGAGAAGCGCACCAACTCCCACGAGACCCTTGGCGAGTTCGTTCCATCCGAGACTCGACATATCCTCTACCGCACTGGCGAGGATCTTGATGGCTGCACCGAGAGCGATCAGCCCGAGACCCGTAGATATGAGCCCCGCCGGTGTCGGCATGAGCTTGAGTGCGCCGACCAGCAGTCCCAATGTGACTGCGAGCCCTGTCAGTCCCTTGGCGAGTTCGTTCCAGTCCAGTCCCGACAGCTGCTTGACAGCCTGGGCGAGAATAAGAACAGCACCCGCGAGAAGGATCAACGAACCCATCACGAACGGGAGTTTGGCAAACCCGGCGGCTCCGATGAACTTGTTGAATATGGCCAGAGAACCGAGCAGTTGGCCGAACATGACCGAGATTGCCGCACTGGCTCGGGTCAGACCTTCCGCGTCGATCTTGGCCAGGATGTTCATCGAGACGGCCAATATGCCGACGGCAAGAGCGATCTGAAGCAGGGTCGCCGCGTTAAGGGCGTTCTGCATACCCTTCAAGGTTCCGGTGAACCCCTCGATCGCGTCCGAGATCCCCTCAAAAATACCCGCGGGGCCGTCCGCTAGGAAGTTCTTGATGACCATGAACAGACCAGCCAGAAGTCCGGTGTTGACACCGGCCAGAAGCTTGTCGAAGTTCAGACCATCGAACATGGTCCCTGCGTCGATACCGATCGCCTGGAACACCTCGGAGGCACGTTGACCGAGGTCCTGGAAGAAATCGCCGACATTCTCCATGACCGTGAGAACCTTCTCCCACGCCATGGAAACCACATCGCCGAGCCTTCCGAGAGGTTCGAGCTTGGAGGATATGCCCTCCACACTCTTCTCTACGCCCGAGGAGTCGGTATCCTTGAACATCCGACCGAGCCAGCCCACCAGCTCTTGTACGAGCTTGATCGGAATGGCGAGTACGGTGCCGATACCCTTGAAGACGTTCTTGAGGCCTTCGCCTTCCTTGATACCGTTTCGAACGGCGACGAGGAAATCGCCGATCTTCGCGGTGAAGCTGAGAAAACCTCCGGAACCCTGTGTTACGACTCCGAACAGATCAAAGATTACGCCAACAACGCCCTTGATGATGTCAACGGCGATTCCAAATATCGCAAAGACACCGGCAAAGGTCCTTCTGAGCTTCTCTCCTGTTTCGCTACCTACCTTGAGTTTCTCGGTGAAGTCCCGGAAGTTCTTGGTCATCTCGGCAAGTTGCTTGCCGGTGGTCGCCGGGAATATGTCTCGGAAGGCGTCCTTAATCGGTCCCAGCACCGATCCCAGAGCCTTGAATACGTTGGTGATGCCCTCGATAAGGGCTGTTCGTCCTCCGAACTTGTCCCAGTCCTTGAGCATCTTGTTGCGAGCTTCGGAAGAACTCTGGAGCAGTCCTCCGATGGACTCGCTTACGCCCGTGAACAGACCCTTCGCTTCGGCGAAGTCGCCGAATATGATCTGCCAGGTCTGAGCCCAGCCCGAGCCCATCTGCTCCTTGAAGGTGCCGAAGAGCTGGGTGAGCGTCTTGACCTCGGTAGCGGCGCTCTTGGCCATCTTGGCCTGATCCTGAATGGCCTTGATCTGTGCCTTGCTGAACCCCTGCGCAGCGAGTTCAGCGTCAGAAAGGTCGCCTGTGAACTGGGAAAGAGTCCTCGTCAGGACGTCCGAGGTCAGCCACGATTCCTGACCGGGCTTCGCCGTGATGGATTCACGGAACGACTTGCCCTCGATCGTGACGTTCTTCATCTCGCCCTTGAGCTTGACGGCGCCCTTACTCAGGGTCCCCATCTTCTCAGCATTCAGGGCGAGAGCACGCTGGAATACCGTGCCACCCATACCGGCGTTGACCACCGAGTTCCAGTCCTCAAGTGTGACCCGTCCTGCGGATATGGCCTGAGAAAGCTGGTACATCGCTCCGGACGCCTGCTCCGAGTTGGAGCCGGACAGAGCCGCCAGGTTGGCGATACCCTTGATCGCCGCAGTAGCGGGTTCGAGTGCGACACCGGCGGCCGTGAAGGTACCGATGTTCTTCGCCATCTCGGAGAAGTTGTAGATGGTCTGGTCGGAATAATGGTTCAGCTCGTCAAGGGCGCGGGTGACGTCCTTGAGATTCGTTCCAGCAGACTGGGTGTTGGCCAGAATGGTCTGGATCGAGTTCATGTTCGTCTCGTACTCGCGGAACCCGTCGAATATGGGTCCGAACGTGAACGAGTTCGCGAACTGCATCCCGGCCTCGGAGGCACGTGCACCGATGTTGTGCAGAGCACCGGTGGCAATCTGTCCGAGGGCCGAGAACTTGCTGGCCAGGCTCGAGACGCCGCCTTCGAGGTTCTTGAGAGACCCCGTTTGCTGATCGGCGTTCTTGTTGATGCTGTTCAGACTGGCAGCGACACGGTCACCGAGACCACCCACGCTCTGGGTGAAACCAGTGACAGCGTTCTTGGTCCGGTTGAAGCCGGATTCGACGGAGGTCGCGACCTGGGTGACACCGTTGGTGATCTTGCTGAGGGAGCCGGTCGCCGTCGTGGTGTTGTCGGTTACCGCCTTCGTGAACCTGCCGAGAGAGTCACGGTTCTGCATCACGTTTCGGTCGAACTGCTGACTCGAAGACGCGATCTTGGCCGCAGCGTCGGTGATGCCCTTACTGGCGTCCTTGAGCTGCAACCCCCTCTGGAGCCTCTCGAGGGAGGCGAGAGTTTGCTGAACACCACGTTCGAACGCAGCGTTCTGGAACTGCATCTGAACAACGCGCTCGTCTACCGTGCTCATGCGGAAGTCACCGCCCTCCATACCTGATCTGCGATGTCGTCGAATACCGGTTTCATGGCCGGATTGATGTAGTCACGACCCTGAACGTAGCCGCCGGTTCCCGTTCCGTAGCCGTACTGAAGCATGATGGCTACGGGGAAACCGTTCTCGACGTCGTTGTTGGTCCATGTTATGGAAACGGACCCCCGGGAGTTTTCGACCGTGTAACTCCAGGAGTCCGCTGCCAAACCGGAGTCCTTGGGTACAGCTGAAGCCAAAGCGTTTACTCCCATTTTGGCTGCTGCGTCCAGCGACTTGTAGATGTCGCCACTTCGCATCCTCCGCAGGGAGTCTTCCGTTCGTCGGCCCGAACGTTTGACTACGAACGAAATCACTCTGACTCCTTTGCTTACTCCAGGCCGGTCATCTTCCGTCCGGTGCTGATCAGGTTCGGGTTGTTGACGCGGATGCCGTCGACGCCCTCGAAGTACAGACGGAGGGCATACGCCTCGTCGGCGGTGTAGTTGAAATCACCGGTCGTCAGAGGGTCAGTACCGTCGACCACGGGGTGGTTCGCCAACCAAGCCGCGATGGCTTCATGCTTGTCGAGAGCCGACCTCAGTTCGAGAACCGCCTGAGCAGCCTTCATGTCGAGTACCGGCTTGTTGACTTCGAGGCCGAGCCCCATGTGTGTGCTCCTTACGCGGCGGATTCGTAGACGAGGTGGCCCTTCAGCGTGTTACCGCTGGCCCAGGTGAACGGCTGGGTCGAGTCGACATCGGTTCCGATGTTCGCACTGGAACCCGGAAGGACGGCGATGGAGAAAGAGGTCGTGGAAGCGAGCTTGGCTCGTCCAAGACCGTTTTCGGTTGCGGACTTGTAGAAGTCCATGTAGCCGATCATGCCGTCGGTCGATCGTGCTGCGGCAACCGGAAGAGAGAACCTCCAGTTGTCGTTCCCTGTCGGTGCGGCACCGAAATTCGTAGTGTTTCCGAAGGTGATCTCGAATTTGACCTCGACCTTGCGACCCTGCTTGATGTACCGGCAGTCGACGACTGCATTGCCCAGAGACGGAGAGTTTGCTCCGGTCTGAGTGGTCCACGTTGGGGTGTAAGTGAACCAGGCGCCCGTGTCGGGTAT